ACCGTTACCTGCTTTATCTGCTTCTAGTTTCCAGAAGCGATCGTCTTCGAATGATTTTGAATCTTGACCGGGATTTGCGATTTTGTCGAAAGCTGAAGCAATTTTGCCAAAATCTTGGTTGCGCTGAGCGCGGAGTGTATTTAAGTCCATCGTATTTTCCTCGTATTAAAAAGTATGTTAGTATTAAATGTGTATAGGATATAACTTCTATCCATTTTTATTTATACATCCCACATTAAAGAATGTTTAAATTCTGAAAATATTTTTTTAATCTTTTCTGAATCATACTTGACGAATCCTCTTAGTTTTTCTACTCGTCTAAGGTCGTCTTCTAGCATAACCGATCTGGAATCCATTTTCCAATTACTTATAACCTCTTGTTCTATGTTAATCATATGTAGAGTTTCAATAGAAACCTGTTTTCCCAGATACATCTTTAATAGATATGGATAGTTATTATCAAGGAAATAAAACATTCCTGCCATATCTAACTTATTCTTTTCAGCTTCTAACTGAATAATATCTAGATCTGACTTAAAGAGATGTGTAATAGATTCCTTACGTCTCTTCCAGATAATATAGTTCTCATCTGCTTGCTCCATACCATAAACCATATCGTCATTACTATAGGCAAAGTTAGCCACATAGAACTGAATGATCTCTTGATCATTATCATATTTTCTTGCTAGCTTTTCAAACATGTACCTATCATTACGTGCATTGAAAGCCTCAAAAGATCCTTTGATGTTACCTCTATTCTGAAATACATCAAACTTATCTTTACTAAAATGTAGTTTCAAGGCAACATAGTACCTAAATGCCTTGTATCCCGTCATATATCAAGAGTTCCCTTTTTAGGAAGCAGATTCATCTCGATCATATTCAGTTCGATCTTCTGTTTAAGGTTCTTATTAATCATAGAACTTATATCTTCTGGATCGATAAAGTTCTGTTCACAATAAAGTAATACTGCATCCATATGACTAATGTTTTTCTCTGATACGATACTTTCTATATACAGAGCAAATTCATTAGTTGTTTTAAACATTTTGCCTTCCATTAAATTATTCCTAAATAGTAGTTGGCAAGTTTAATATCTTTTTTAAGATCAGTATACTCAGCATATTTGTCGTTATAAGCCTTCCATTCAGGTGTAGACTGATCGTCAATAGATGCATTAAGTTTATCATCAAACACTTCTAAATATTCCTCAAAGAACTGATCTAGTTCCTTTTGTTTATTTAAAAGGTCTGACTGAACTTGTTTAAGTTTTTCTATATCTCTACGGACATAGAGACTTGAAAGTACATGATTTAGTGCCATAATATAATCCTCGCAGTTGTTATTAGTAATACTATTATATCACTTATCTGAATTAATGTAAACAACTTTATTCAATTGCCGAGTCTTCGATCTTGAGCTTGGTCTTCACTTTCGGAGCTTTGGGTTTGTCAACGATCTCGTTAGCCTTTTCAGCCTCTTTCTTAGCCTGGAGTTCAATAGCCTCAAACCGTTTCTTAAGTCTAGGTTTGATCTGTTCTGCATTGAACCAGAGCTCTAGGCCGTTAAGAACCTTATCGATTTCGTCTGGTGATAGGAATCCTTCATAAGCATCAACCATTAGTTTCTCACACTGTTTAACTGTAAAGTCTGTATGAGCCTTAACTGTTGGAGTATTGCCTGAAGAACCAAATGAAGCTGTATGGATCATCATATAACCTGTATCGTATACATGAACCGCATGGCAGTACATGGCGATAAGAGATGCTGCAGAATGACATGCTCCCATAAGGAATGCTGTCACTTCAGCCTGAGATGATAAGATACCTGATATAATAGCACCAGCAGAATCTAGGTTGCCTCCATTACAGTTAATAAAGAGATGAATCTTGTCGTTCTCTCCAGCATTAACTAAAATAGAGATAAGTTCCCTATATCTGCCTGGTTCTTCGATATCGCTATCTAGAAAGACTTCATGAATTCTACATGTAGATTCAATTGTGTTGATATGGACATTATTTAATAGTCCACTAAAAATATTAGGGACGTTTTCACTTGCACTTGTTGTCATTATTAAGCCTTTCGTTTATAGAATATATGATTCCCAATTGTTGTTGTTACTTTTACATTTTGCCATCCGGGGGTTACTTGTTTTGTATGGAAGAATAAAGCTCCCTTTGTAACGTCCTGCATGTTCTTATAGTTTAAATATGTATATAAAGCTACCGATCTAGCATTTTCAAATACTTCTTTTTCACGCTTTGTATATCTATAAGACTCAGCTTTAACTCTCTTGTAGTCATCACAGTACCAAGAGAATTGGCATACTTCCTCAAACTTTTGAGTCATAGTTGCACATATCGATCTTGGATATAATCCAGAATAAACTCGATTAAGTGTAACTAATGCGACAGCGATCTGTCCTTTAGTAGATTCGTATCCAGCTTCGTAATATATATTTTGAGCTAGACATTCTACTTGTTTCTTTTCCACCTTAGTTAGTTTCTTTGGTGGTTTTATTTCTTCGTGTATTATTTCAGTATGTGCAATGTTGAAACTGCACAGGTAACATAGCGCTAAAATAGCGGCGAAAGTTTTTCTCATGGGGATATACTCCTTGCGATTAGTACTTACTTAGTATTATTATAACTTAATTACTAATTAAAGTAAATAAATTTTTTTGAATGATTGACGTAGGTCAACTAATTGATGAATGAAGCCTTTACGCTTCTTGTGAAATACTTGTGGTTGTTCATGGTCTACTCCTATTATTATGGTTATATCAGGAATTGCTATATTGTATAACTCCTGAAACATAACCGAATATGCGGTCGCCTGAATAAAATAATGTTCTATATTATTTATATCTTTTGGATTTTTCGATGTCTTAAAATCAATAACTGATAATGTTCCATCGAATTCAGCGATACAGTCTACTGTACCCGCAACTTCTAGTTTATCGGAATATAACTTACTCTCTAGAGCGTGTATATTGTCTATCTTATCTATAACAGGTTTGAGATCACTCCACATATCCATATCAATGAGTTCTGCTTGAGGGTTATTTCCCTTAAGAAAATCTTCGCATAATGAATGGATACGAGTACCTCTATCAGTAGCACGCTTAGATATTCTAGCGGCTTTTTCTTCACCAACTCTCTTTTTCCATGCATCTAATGAAGCATTAGAGAGATGACCTGTTACTGTTGTTACCGATGGATATAACTTACCAGATGGGACTTTGTATCGTCTACCTTCTGGTAAATCTAAACGTTCAACCACCGGAAAATCATGATGTATAAAGTTCTTCAATTATTTTTTATCTGCGTACTTTTTCTTTAAAGTAGGTTTCTTACGATTTGGATCTTTTTTAGGTTCTTCTGCCTTCTTAGCAGGTTTTGCTGCTTCTTTTTTAGCTGGTTCAGCTTTCTTTGCTGTAACTACAACTTCTTTAGCAGTTACTTTTTCTGCAGCTAATGATATATTAATACTATAAGCAATTAAACCAAAAACAACGCCAATAGTAATTAAATCAGTTTTATAATTCTTTAACATATTATCCCTTTATAAAATTAAACTTAACTTCTGGATGTTTCTTAATAAAAGCATCCCAAAGTAATTTCCATTTATATGAGTTGTTTATCATATCTATACCAGATACGAATTCTCTAGTATAACTTTGCGTATTATGACCATGTGCTTCAGTCCAATATGCATCACATCCATAGATGTCGATCTCTGTATAACCATCTTGTACTAATTGCTTTGCAGCAACGTTTCCACTAGATTCATTTTGTTCTTTGCTTACAAGTCCTAAGAACAAATCATTTGAATATACATGAGCTCTTAATCTCCATTCATCCGCTGCCATCCATGCATGTACACTGAAATAAGCAGGAACTTTGATAAGTGTTTTATCCTTTGCCCATAATTTAATGATATTCTCATCTAAAATTATGGTAGCGTCTACGTCGGTCCAAGGAATATTACACCCCATACGGAAGTCGTACTCCTTGGACGGATCATAGAATTTTCTGCTTGGACCGTTGCCTAATACAGCAGCTATTTTACCATTATAACT